TATGAAAGGCTCATTGTCTAGTTTTAGTAATGTGCATAGAGGATCTTTTTCATGCAGTAAAAAATAATGATCGTATTGCTTGACAATTGGCTCTACTATTTTATCAATGTCTCCAAATAACATAGTAACACCATCTTTCATTTTATCAAACTCAAAAGTACATTTTATCTTATAAGTATGCCCATGAATCCTACCGCACTTCTCATCTGCTTTCTTGTTTCTATGTGCAGCATAAAAGTGATATTTTTTTTCTATTTTCATTTTAATTTAGTTGATTCAAATAATCTTTTCTCCTCATTGTAGTTAGAAACTATTTGATGTTTATAATTCTTAAGATATTTTAGATACCATAAAACAACATATCCCATTCCATACTGAGTATAGCCTTTTTTGTGAATGATCGCATAAGGAATTTCTGCAACCTCATCAACATTAACTTCTTCTTCAGTATAGATATTCAAATTATGTTGTCCAAGTATGTCTTGTGTAATACCTATTGACTTTGCTCTCATATTGTCTAAGGCGATTCCTAAGGCACTTATTTTGTTTTTTGGTATGCTTGTATTGGAGAGCAGATAATGCGCTAAGATGTCATCAGGATTAGTTATAACAATCCATTCTCCTTTCATGTCATTTCTAATGATTGAATCAAGATACTTTTTATTGCGATCAATAAGATTAATTCTTTGCTCTCCGTCTAATTGTTTTACTCCCCCTGCTATTATATTTATATCTGCATCAGGATAATTATTATAAAAATAAGAAGTTATTTTGGTTGTTGATGTGAAAGGAGCATGGTTAATAAAATCTAATTTAATCCCTTCAATGTCTTGGTTAGTTATAAGATTAACTTTACAAGCAAGGCCCTCATAAATTATAAGATTACAAATATTTAAACCAATATTTCCTGCTCCAAAGATATTGATGTTTTTAAATCTCATAGCCAAACATTTTAAAAGTATCTATTTTCTTTTTGCATGGAATACATTCTAGGCATTCTTGAGAATCTTTAGGAAAATGACATGAAAAACATTCTTGGTATGCTTTTTCTATATCGCCACCAAGTTTTAGATATTCATTCAATATCTCAATTTTACTTTTGTCTTGGTAAGGTATCTCAATTTTTATTTTCTTTGCAACTAATTCTTTTGTCAAGACAGAATTAAAAAGTTTTTGAGTTGCTTTAATAAATTTTTCTTTTTTATCATAGTGTAAATCATCTGCAGTAGTTCCTAAGATTATAGTATCAGCATAATTAACTGCAATAGATAAAAAGATTAAATTCCTCAAAGGAATAGTTAAAAGATTATCGTCTTGCACATATTCAGCCAAGTCTATTTTTTTTATAATGACATCTTTTGGTAACCTTTTCTTTTCTTGTTCGTTTTGTTTAGTGCCTATATCAAAGAATAGTTTATGATCAGGTTTTAGAATCTTATCAATTAAGTAAGAATCCATACCACCACTATACAATAAAACTTTAGAGATTTTCCTCGGCATATTTTTGAAATTTATTCCATTCTTTAAAATTATGAATAAGCATCTCTAGTTTTTTATCCTCTCTAACTTTCATGCCTATTCCTACTGCAGTTCTTTTTTTAATTTTTGTTCCATCAAACCATTGATACTCTCCAAACCTACCTGCATTTAACCAAGTTGTCGAATCAACAGAATACCATTTTATTTTTTTAAGCCAATCCATTTTAGTAAATCCTAAACCATGCACTTTTGTTCCTTTTTTATTCGCATAGTCAACCATCATTCGCAAGTATTTATATTCTTTGCCTGAAACACCTGCAGAAACTAATCCACCTATTGCAACATAGTCATACTCCTCAACTAATTTATACCAATAGTCAATTCCCCTAGATTTATGCCAAACAGGAATAGTTGGTTTACCTATTCTTTGTTCGATTTTATCTCTTATGATTTCAACTTTATCTAAACCAATGATCGAATCTATATCTAGTTCAAAAAAGTAATTTTGTTTTGTCTTTTCAATGAATGAACAATACTTATCTACATATAAATCCCAATCTGCTTTTTTACCTCGCAAAAAACTAAATGCTCCTGAGTCTAAGATATGTTTGTCATGCAATACATAGTCGCCATACTTCCCATTCTTATGCTCATAAAAAGAACTTAATATCAAAGTGTCTTTATATTCTGCCTTTGAAATTTTATTCTCAATTAGTTTAAATCCTGCTAGATAGATTTTCATTTAGTTAAAAGATTATAGATTGCATTTTCTTTAGTTCCCCCTATCTCTGCAAGTTTATCTATTATGATCGCATACTCATCTTGAGTATATTCTAAAACTATTTTTTGAATGTCAGAAATTTCCTCGTCTTTATCTTCAAAAAAGTCCCCATAATTTTCCTCAGTCGGTTGCCATACATCCATTCCCCATTCTTTCAGTTGAACTTCATCCCATTTATTTGCAAGAATATCCCACTCCCATTCTCCAAAACCAACATTGTCTTTGATTATAAACTCATCTTTTTGTTCTTCAGTTAGATTCTCTACTTTTTCAATCCATACTTCTTTTAATCCTGCTTCTTTACATGCTCTCAATCGCATGTTACCACCTAACACTACATTGTTCTCATCAACAACTATAGGTCTTATTTGCAACATTTGAGGAAATTCTTTAATTGATGTAACTAATTTCTCAAATTTAGTGTCTTTAATAATTCTTGGATTATTAGCATTTTGGTTTATAATGTTTATCTTAACTTTCTGTACCATAGTATATAATAGATTTTTAGGTTATTTATTTTTGTCAATGATTCTGTCTAACTCAAAGTGTAAATGATTAATTGCTTTTCTTAAATCTTGGACAGGCGAATCATGTTTTCTGTCTGATCGCAAAAGATAACTTACTGCAGTTCCTACATTGTAGTTCAAGTCATAATCTTCAACAATTTTTCTTGCTTCATAACCATACTTTTTTCCTATATAGTAATTAGGAATCTTTTCTTGTTTCTTCATTTTCAATTTCTTTTAGTAGTTGAGTTGGTGTATAGATAGTTAGGTCGCTTCCATAGTTATTGTAAATCATAGTGAAAGTTTCATCTTTTCCTTTATCCCAAGTCCATAACACATTTAACTTGTTTTTAATTTGTTTTCTTAATATCGATTTTATATTCTTATAATTCTTCATAATAATGATAGATTTTAGATATTCCTTTGAAGCATGTATTAAGACAACCTGAACAATTGGTTGTGGTATTATACTGACCACCATAGATTATATTATAAAGTTCAATCATTTTTCTTTTAGTTGCCTGATCTTTTGCTTTGCCTGTTTTGATGTCAGGATAAATTTTTCTTACTTCATCTATTAAATCTTGAGGTAAATCTTTAGTTAATTCTTGAGGATCATAACCAAAGTCATGCATTTTCCAAAAATATTTAGGGCAATGTTGTTGAGAAATTCTTGCCTTGATTTTCATAAAGCAACCGCAAATTTTACAATTGCCTAAAAGTGATTGATAATACTCGCAAGATTTACATTGAGTAATTCTTTTCTCATAAACTTCTGATGGTACAAAAAAAGGCTTACTCATTTTCTATTTTTTTTATTATTTTGTTTCTCGTATTTTGAATAGTAGTAAAAATATGATTTCGACTAATCCCTGTTTTTTCTGCTATTGAATCAAAAGTATTTTTTTCTGTATAGTACAACTCAAACATTCGTTTCTCATACCAATGAAATTTTTCCAAAATAAGATCTATCCTTTCTAACTTTTCCCATTTTGCTTCTTCAGTTTGATCTTGCTCTGGCATATTATAGATTGAGTTGTGGTACTCATTTTGTATTTTATCATAACTTGAGGAAGTATTTTTATGAGTCATTCCAACTAAATTTTTGTAATATTTTCTATACTTATAATAAAAAGGAGAACGAACTGAAGTTAAACTTCTTTTCAATACAACTGCTCCATATCTTATGATCCCATCTTCCCCATCTTTGTCGTAGATATTTTTTAAAGTTTCAGGATTCATTTGCAAAAAATAAAGCATTAATTCTTGTACTGCATCATTTATTGCTTCCTCATCTTTAGTTAAACCAAAGCACATTTTCTTAAAGAATTTGCTCAATGATGCAATATGCTTATAGATTTTATTCATTTTTAAATTCCATGAGGTCTATTTTATTAACTGTATCTTCAAGAAGTTTAGTTAAAACTGATCGAATCGAATAGATTCTTTTGTGGTTTTTTTTGTTTTCCATACCTGCTAAAAAACCATTAGTCATGACAGACAAGTTAATTGGTATAATCATTATCCAATCGTACCAATTTTGTCGATTCACAGCATTTCCATAAGTGTTGTGGTATTCTATAATGATGTCATATATCTCAAGATATTGAGAATATTTTGAATCTGATGCTAGGTCTTTGATGAGGTCTTTAGTAATTAAAATATAATTACCGACTAAGATTTGGTGCTCATGATTTGCATAGATCACTTTTCGCATGGACAAATCTAAGAAAAAAATTAACTTATTCCTTTGTCTTTTTTTAACTTATCAACATGTTTCTTGTAGTAACTAATTTTGATGTCATAATCTACTCTAGTAAATTTGACTATTTGCCTTGCTTGATATTCTAACTCTAATGCTTTTCCATCTCCATACTTTGCATCTAATCCTAAAGCAAATTTAAACTGCTCTCCATACCTAAACACATTGCAACCACTACATTGGATTTGACAATTTTCCTCATCAAATCTTGTAGGCAAAAATTTCCTAGATTGAAAGTGACCGCATTGCATACCATTTTTATAGTGAGCAATTTTGTGGCATGTGAAACATTCAACCATGCCTTGATCATCTGCATTTCTTAATCTAATGAATAAACTAAACCAAGTGTCTAATTCTTTTTTTAATTTACTCAATGATTTCTTTCGCATAAATTTTAGTATAAGTTGATTCAATTACTTCCCAATTAAAAACTTCAGAATGAGGAATCCAACAATATTTTGCTTTATGTTTAGTTATTGGTTGAATAAAAAAATAATGAGTAATTTCTTTGTTAGAATTATTTTGTGCTTTGTAGTTGATTCTCAATTGATTAGATTTAGATTTTACTCCTTTGACATCAATTAGATATTTTTCTCCTATTCCATGCAATATTATATCTGCTCCGACTATAGGATTTGCGTCTATTAATTTTGCTACTTCAACATCTGAATCTTTAAAATAATGTCTTGCGATCAATTCTGCAAGTATTCCTAACATTGAAATCTTATGCTCCTGCTCTCCTCTATATTTTTCTGTTCCTTTCTTATAGACATGTTGTGAATGAAAAGTTCTTAAATGTGCAAGTTCGTCTGCTAAATCTACAAAACAACTTGGGTATTCAAATTCTTGCCATTTACTCATCAGTTGGGGGTGTAAAATATGCTTCCAAAATACACCAAACTATAATAGAAATCCAAATGCTTAACGCTATATTCATTTAAAAGTGTTCTTTACATTCAGGACATATTCTTATGTCTTCAAGTATTCCTTTGACTTCAATGTTGCAACAAGTATATTCTATCTCTTCCTCGTCTGCATATTCACAAGCCGAGTTATAGATATTTTTATCGCATTGCATGACATAATCTACAAAACGATCATACCATGCTAACCATTCTTCATCTGTAGTTCTTTTTTCGTACCAATCTGGATTCATGTTAAAAGTTTTTGAGTTGGATAATGTAAAGTTTTATTAGGGTCTTTCCCTAATGTTCTAACTTCATAAATTGCATTGTCTATATCTTTTTTATGAGCATACACCCATTTATAAAAAGTTCTAATATTTAAAAAAGGATCATCTTTTCCAAATCTTACTCCTAATCTAAAAGCCATTTTGATTTGATCAAAAGTTAAATTTCCAAATCTTTTTTCTTGGATTAAATCTGTTGCAAATATTTTACTTAATGTTGCTAAAGTTTTTGCATCTGTTCTATGACCAATCTCTACTGATGTCAATACTAATAAATCTAAAATCTTTTCTGTTAAATGTTGCAAGTTTTCATTTTTTAGTAATATCATAACATTTTCTTGGCTAGTTCATATTGACTCAATTGAGAATCTATCTTTGATGTTGAAGTTTTTTTATTCCATTTCTCCTCATTCTTTTCCCATCTGATCATTCTCCTTTTAATATCAAAAGTTTTTTCCATTTCAAACTTCATTTTTTTGCCTGACTTATTTTTTTCTGTCCAATAAGAAATAAATTCTTTGCATGTTGAGTTATTAAAATTTAATGAGAAAACAATTTTACAAAATCTTTCTTGCCTATCTTGTATTGTATTAAGATTAGTTGTTATTGTTTTATTCTTATTAATATGATTCAATAAACTATCATTGCTGTTGTCTAGAAACTTAATAACTTGTTCTTCATTTATGCGATAGTGCAACTTTGCAGGTATTCCCATTTTTTTAGTTTCAATGATCAATGCTTTTTTAAGCGTTCTAAGGGCATTTCTTTGCTGGTAAGGTGTTAGTGTCGTGTCTTTCTCAATATTCTCTTGAGTATTAAAAAAATAGCCTTGAGCATCAATTAGATCATGATTCATAAAATACTCTTGTTTACTAATTAAATCTGACAATAAAATAGTTGCTTTCAATCCTAATTTTTTTGCTAGTGTTTTGTTGCATATAATAAAAGCACTACTACTTAATAAGTGAATCATAGAATTTCCATTTTGTATTTATAATCTTCAAGCGCAAATTTAATATTTTCTAATTGGTTACTAAAATCCATGTAAGAAGTTACTATAATTACACCAACTTTTCCACTCTTGATCATAATTCTAACCTCATTCTTTTCAGATTGTTTTACACCATTTTTTAAAAGATATTCTTTCATTCGATATTTATCTACAAAAATCTTTTTCTCGCTTTCCATTTTCTTATAAGCAATATAAACTTTATTAAAAGCATCTCTATATTTTTTCCAAACATAGTTTCCTTTATGCATTTTCTCATAATGATAAACAAGTGTTCTATGTCGATTCAAAACATCTGCTATGATCGTATGAGGTATCTTATCTTCAATCCTCGCTACCATTGATGCAACCATTCTAGGAACTTGCAGATTTTGTTTTCTACTTTTCAAGGCAAGTGAGCCTTTTTCCAATCCCATTAAACTTGTAGTGAGATTGCAAATTTGGATAAAATTATCTCTCTCTGTCATGACTAAAATGGTAAGTCAGAATCAGGATTTGCGATTTTAACTATATCATCTTTCAGTTGATTTTCAGGATGTATTGAAGCATTCTTATTTGCAAACCAATAACCATCTATGCTTGTATAGTATTTACCATTAAACTCTCTTGAGTATACATTGCATGAAACATCTATAGTATCTCCAACCTCAAACTTATTCAATGAATCAATTTTCTTTTCTCCAAAAGCACTAACTAAAACTAATGGATTATAGTCATCTCCTGTGTTGATCAAGACTCCTTGTTTTTTCCATTCTTTTCCTGCTTTACTAACTCCTGTTTCTAATTCTAATATTTTCTCAATTTTTCCATGTATTTCCATAATTATTTCTTTTTTGTTTTAAGTTCATAATTTAATTTAGGTATTCTCAGTCTTTGTCCTTTTGCATTCAATATAGTTCCAAAAAGTTTTCCATTAAATTCTTGTTCCTTGATCAATACAAGTGGAGTTCTCCTAAGCATTTCATTGAATGATCCTTCAATGCCTTCTGAAGTTGTGATTTCAACTTCTTTATTAAAATTCTCAGGTTTTTTGTTTTCTGTTTTTTTTGATTTTTTAGCCATGTTTTATTTATTTATTAATTAAAAAAGGAAGAGGAGTCATACTGCACTCCTCAACCTATACTAGTTCTTTTTAAACTCATCTGATTCATCTTCCCCAAATACTCCTAGTTCGTAGAATCCTGTCAATTTTAATACTGCTCTTGACAAGGCTCTTTTTTCAGCCATCTCCATGACATACCAAGTATTTGTATTTCCATCTTGATAAGATTTTCCTTTTAATGCACTACCAAATGTTTGAACTGAGCCTGATGGAACTTTTCTTTTTGTTGCTTTTGCTTTAACGACTGCAAAATTTTCCTCACATTTTATAACTTCATAATGTATTTCTATCCCCTCTATTGCTTGTATCTTTTCAATACCGCTCCTAGTGATAATGATGTAGTGTTGATGTTTAAAGACATCATCTTTTGTAA